TCGTAAGGAATCTCGTATGGATGTAGAGAAAGACATTCGAGAATTTAAGCATCGTAAAGGAATCCCACGAATTAAAACCGATTATTAATGGAACTTGTAGATGAAGGAATGCCTATATCGACTTCTCCTCACGAGGATATAGGTGCTGCATTTAATGCTCTTAATGTTATTAACGAGTATGATCCTGCGTTCTGCGATGAAGATGAGAAGAAGATTCTTAAAGACATTAAATTGATGTGCCTATATATAGTTCATATTGGTATCTCTGAAATCTATACAAGTAACTTCTATGACGCAGAAGAAAAATCCGCATAAGGTAATCCATCGTAAGTTAGGGAAAGAGAGAGCCTACGGATTGGCTCATACAGAGGATAATTTGATGGAGTTAGATGAGCGACTAACAGGATATAGGTATATGCTTTACGCACTTCACGAGCATTTTCATCTGAAGCATCCTGATTGGAGCGAAACTAAAATCCTTAAGGAAAGCAGTAAAACTGCTCGATTTATGTGGTCTCTTGGCTTCCGAAAGGTTGATATCAAATAAGAGCCTATTTACAGGCTATTCTACGGGTTCAAATTAAAGAATAAGGTACAGACATACTTAAAAAGATAAGCGAAATTTGAGCCTCTAAATGCGTCTCATAAGATGGCTTAAATCGGTAGCCTGATATATATTTAGATATCCTACCATCTTTTGGATATCGTATGTCTCCTGAAATTCGGTCTGTTTAGGCATATATTTCAAATGCCATAATGGTTCTGGCAGTTTCTTTAAGTCGAATAAGAATATACCTATAGGAGTCGAGTTAATATACAATGCTCGTTTATTCTGAATCAATTTATCGTATTTCATCTTTTCGATAAGAAGATTATCATAATGCGTATATCTACATTTCAGTTCTATAGTTAGGTCATACTTCGGAGAGTATGCATCTCGATAGCTGAATTGACTTGTCTTTTCCAAGTCTGGGATACGCGATTTAATCAATCTAAAAAGTATCTCTTCGTTCATTAGTCAAAGTATAAGTACATCCAACTTCCTTCGCCTATCCATAAATACAAATAATCATCATACTGTTTTCTATTTCTCATTATTGATAATTGAATAAATAATTAATAAAAATTCTGCGAATACTTTTGCATCGTGGTAATCACTAAAATGCTTCATAGCATAATCTGTAAAGTCCTTTTCGCTTTCCTTACACTCATTGAAAATTCCTTTCTCTTTATAGCTTGAGACTATCGAACTCGCAGCCATACGTATTGAACTGAACTTTTTGTACGTACTCAGAAAGTTCTTAGGGTCACGTTTATATTCTTTAGCATAAGTAATAGACATAGCTATCATATGCTCGTTAATGATTTCTCCTATGCTATTCATTGTATTAAGTTGTACAGGCACAATCGAACGCAGGAGACATTTGCGTTAAATCGTATCCTTTGAATAAATTATTTTCTGCAATCTGTTTTAATTGTTCGATGGATATATCTTTCAAGTATGTATATCCTTTAAGTTTTTCATCAGCTATCCAGGGTTCTGCAAGTTCTGGATATGAAGCAAGGATAGATAGTATAGCATTTTTACCTTTCATAAAACATAGCGTACAATTACCGAGTATGGCAGGTATTTCGAGATTATAATTTCTCCCCCCACCTCCATTCCAAAAATGATTAATAATCTGCTTATCTATTTTATCTTCATACAGTGGAAATTTATCTACTACTTGCTTCCACATTTGTTTGCGTCTCTTTACTCGTAATGGCTCATCATATCTAAAACCTACAAAATTTTCGTACTTCATAATTCCTAATTTTCTTAGATACCTTCTGCAAGTTTTTATCTTAAGCTCAACAGTACAATACCTTTTGAATTGATTAGGTACTCCTTTCTTTTTAGATAACATACCTTCAAATCCTCCTTCGTATTGTAATCGGATGATGGGTATATTTTCGTTGGCTTCAAAGTCATTAATGAATTTGTATGTCTTTGGATGCTCTCTTCCTGTATCGCAGAAGATAACTAAATCTCCTGGCTGATAGTAATGTATAACCATATACGCAGAAGTTCTACCGCCGCTGAAGTTAAATATCCTATTCATTGTAATAGATTTTATCGTTACCTACTGACTTAGCCCACTCAAAGAAATCTTTCATTGATTGATGCTTCGCCTTGCGTATGTCAGCAGGATGATATTCCTTATTCGGTAGATACTTTTCGAAGTAATCTCGCTCTACTTTTCTATCCATTACGAGAGTATCGTAAATGTGCGGATGCATCTCCGTAGTGCTTACTCCTTTGAGATAAGCGGTATAGCATTTATTAACTTCCTTTAGCCAATCATCTATTCGAGTAGGATATCTTCTATCAGTTATTCCAATAGTGTTATCCAATAAGGCATCTTCATAATAGCTTCTCTTAGACTTATTCTTATTCATATATTCATCTACCCAACTTATTAAGCATTGTGGGTCTGCTGAATAAACTTTACCGAACTCTCCTGTAAGTCCTAACTCAAAAGCATTGGTTAAGTCTTCTATCGTAATGTTTGGATGCTTTCTTTTTAGAGTTCTTAGTACAAGGTCTTCGGTAGCCTGTTTTACTTCCTTGAATTGTCTTAGGTATTCGAATGCAGGGTTATTCATATATTTTATTTACTTTCATCACTTTTAATATAAATGTCTGTAATGTGAAATCATCACAAACGTATTTAATTAGTAAATCTTCTATCCTACAGTATTGTTCTTTTTGCTTATCATCTAACTTATTATATTTAGTTTTCCATTTTGGATTACTTAGAATTTTGGGTTCCATATTTATAGTTTATTGATTTTATAATAATTTCATTACAGGCAGTCTCTAAGGTTATATCTCCTTCCTTGTAATCAGATAGTATGTCTTCTACATACATATATAGCCTTCGAGTTTTTTCATCTAATAGTTCGTATACTTTCATAGTTCAGATAGTTTTCGATTAGCGATTGATTTAATACTCTTCTTAATATCCTCAGAAGAGATTGGCTTCTTTTCTATTCGGCTACGATTAAGCCATCCAGATACTGCACTTCTCCAATTCTTCATTTTATTCTTTCCAACCATCCATCCATTAGAATCGTAGTAAGTAAAGAATCTATCGGATTGAATGTCTGCGTTATACTCATCGGTCTTTAGTAGCATCTCGTTTTTGATTTGCTCTAAAGTAGGAGGAGTGAACTTATAGATAGGTTCTTTATGCTTAATATCGTGATTGATATTATTCTTTGTGAGGATATCGATAATCTTCTTATGGACAGGAGAATGAGGATTAAGAGAACTCCCATACTGAAAATCGATAAAGCCTATACAATAGATTTTATCTTCTCCGAGTTTCTCGAATTGCTTTCCTTCATCGATAGAGATTAACTCCTCTTCAGTTACTTCTGCTCCGATATAAATCGAAGCTAACATATAATTAGCCGACCATATTCCTGCCAGGTCGCACTTATCTCTTACGTACTTTACTAAGCACTTCTGTTTAGGATTAAGTTGCATAAACCATTTCTTATCCCATAGTTCTGTATCTACGAATCTTTTTGCCATTAGTTTAGTTTTGAATGTATGCGTATTGACTTTTGTTTATTTTGGTAAATCGAACAGGTGCGTACAAGCTACCTATCTCTTCAAGCACTCGATAGAAATCCATAAAGTAGTAATCCTGATTCTTAATATAGAAGTAGATTTTCTTATTGTTATAGCTGATAGTTGAATGGTCGTTATATCCAATTATCGCTGCTACTTGCATTAGTGTAGCAGGAAAGGTATTCGATAGATAATATCCGAGAGCCATACGAATCGCAGATACGTTTACTCCATTGATTACTCTTTTCTTCTTCCCTCCTTTACATTGATGAGTAGATGCTAAATCTTCTCTTGTTACTCCGTAGAATTCGCAGTATTTATCTGCGATTGCTACCATTTTGTCTTGCATTGTTAGTGTCATTGTTTAGATTTTAGTTGTTCAAATTTAGCTATAGTTTTGAATAGTACATAAATTAATTGAGGTACTACCGCATTTCCTCCTGCTTTGATTGATTCTTTTCTCCATTTAGGAAAGGTAATTCCGTCCAATCGGTTGGGAATCCCATCATTTCCATTACAAATTGGGGAGACAGTTGGGAACGAGTCCCATTTATTCCGTTGATTACAGAAGGTAAATCGCTCTCTCCTTTCCAATTCTCCGTTTTCCATCTCGGTTGAAAATCGGATGCTTGTGGAGTCGGTAGGAGTCCTAATTTTATCATAGTCGGCCTGTATCCGCTCATTATCTCCTGTGCAAGTGTTCCACTGTTTCCGCTCTTCGGATTCTGTTTTCCGCTCGATACTTCTCCATCCATTGTCGTTGGAGTTTTTAGCAATGAAGAATACTCTATCTCTGCGGTGCGGTGCGTTAATGGACGCAGCTGGAAGTACATACGGGAATACTTCGTACCCTTCAGCTTCCAAGTCAGATTGCACCTCATTGAATACCAATCCTCCATTCCAATTAACAATTCCGAAAACATTCTCGCCAACGACCCAACGGGGCTTAATTTCTCTAATGCATCTAAGCATTTCCGGCCAGAGATGTCTCTCATCTTCTTTCCCTTTTCGTTTCCCTGCCATTGAATAGGGTTGACAAGGGAATCCTCCTGTGAGAATATCAATTCGGTTTGCATATTTAGTAAAATTGGTTTTAGTTATATCGTTAAAGGATTCAGCTTCAGGCCAATAATGTTTCAATACTTTCTGACCAAATTCATTCCATTCGCAATGAAATACATTCTCCCATCCCATCCATTCAGCAGCCAAGTCGAATCCTCCAATACCTGAGAATAAAGATGCGTGAGTCATTTATATTTAGTTATTATGGTTTCTAATTCATCTCGACTCCATTTCTTAAGCCGATTGTTATTAGCTGATTCTTCCAATTCAAGAACTACTCGCTCTCCGTATTTAGCTACCAATCCCTGTCGGTACTTGATAAGATTGCCAGATAAAAACATATTGCATCTCTTACATTGCCCATTAGTGTTAATAGGGTCATAACGGAGAGCTGAGTGATGTCCTTGTGAATGATAGTGTCCTGCTTGTTCTACTGCACCGCCACAAGATATACAACCTAATTCCTTATCTCTTTCTCTTACGAATGCGTTGAACACTCTTTGAGTTTTCTCCAATAACTTTGGGAGAGGAGTCAATTTTTTCTTCGGAGAACTTTTCATTGCGAATAAAGAATCTTTGGTTATTAAATTCGACTAATGTAACGTCAATATCTTTTCTGATTATGGTTACGAAATCTCCTTTTCTTGCGTAGATAATTCGAGAAGAAGCACCAATAATATCTTCTTTAACGTACATTAGAACGGAAGGTCATTCTCTTGTTTCTGAGCAGGTTCGTAAGTATCTACTGATACCTGAACATCTTTGCCGAACTTATCAGGCTCGTTAAGTAGATTAATGTTCAATTTAATGAACTTGCTTCCGTTATACTCTTGGATATAATCCTTAATCTTATCAGGATTAATCGTGATAGATAACCAAGTGTCGTTACGTTTCTTACCGCTTCCGCAGTAGATTTTCTTTTGCTTTTCCATTTTATTTTGTTTTAAGAGTTTGAAAAGTTGGGGAGATTGCTCTCCCCTTTGTTAGATGTACTTCGCTCGGAATTCCAATGCGGCTTTCTTAGTTGCGAAGTTTTTACTGAGTTGCTTTCCTTTTACTTTCAAGCGAACTCGGTAGGAATTTCCTTCTTTGGAAATGTTTGCAGCTATGCTGCGATAGGTGGTTGTTGCCATTGTTTAGGCTTTATGGGTTAAGAAAAAAGTTTAATTATCTATTTCAGGATTGTAATCTTCGTCAGTATCGTAACCGATTCCCATAATATCTTCCTGCATATTATGGACTTCGTTATTCAGTTCCTTTTTAATCTGTTCGGATATTCCATCAGGAAACTTTACGATATTAGTGTACCATTCTCCGCCTTCTCCCATTATTCCGCTAACGCATTCCCATTGAACCATTATAGGATATTCGATAGCTATATCTTCATCATCGTAGAGCTTAACGTTAAGCCAAGTAGTTCCGATTGTTCTATTCATTTTAGTTTCTTTATATGGTTAGAGATTTCCTTTTGAGTAGGGTTAGTTACTTGGTCTAAAGGTAACTGCAAATCTTCAAGGCGAAACTGAATCTTCTGATAAGTTTCGTAGTTAACGCATTTATCAATAGAAGATAATGCTGCATCCTTATTCTCATCTGTTAGAGTTGTATTGTAAACTAACTTTCGGAGCATTTGCTTTTCTTCTTCGGTAGGTACTTCGTGCTTATTGGTAGAATCAGAATCGGCAGTATCATCGATTGCGAATAGTCCGTTAAGAGCATACTTACGAGCATATGAAGAAGCTGCTCCTGTTACCTGACTTCCATCCATACCCTTCTTAACTTCCTCCTCACGAGCGAATGCTATAGATTCATAGGTCTCAGTTCCGTTAGAAATCTTAGCGGTTGCTTTGATATAAAAGCGGTTTCCGATATTAACTATCTCATCGCTTAGAGTAAGATAGAATCCGAGTGGATTAATAACAGGCTTTACTGCTTCGACAATATCCTCGCAAGAGCGATACTTGTATTTGCCGAATGAATTGAATTGACCTTTCGGTGCTTTAATTAAACTTTGAATTTTTGCTAACATATAGGTAGATTGTATTTTGAAAAATAAGGGAGAGGAGACCAGACCAAAACCCAATTAAACAACTCCCCTCCCTGTTCGCCTCAGATTAACGACCTCAGCGAGATGGTCCTTTAATTTGCGAATGAATATACTGAATCCATTCGTTGAAATCCTTAGGTGGATTATCGGGATACGTTGTTGTCATAGGATGAGTATTTAAGGTCAAGTCCGTAAGAGATACCTGCTCCGAAAATAACTTGAGCCATTAAAGATAGGTCGCAATAATCCTGGAATATAATAGTCGTATCGTAGAACTCTCCATCTTCTGCATTTTCGTAAGATACTGATTTGATTCCTACTGAACCGCAATTCTTTAGAAACTCTGCCTGTAATAGGCTTGTAATGATTTTGATAGTCATAGTGTTTATTTTAGTTGATTAAAGATACTTATTCTTTTCGAAAACATCATCCCAATACTTTTGCCATTCGGATTTCTCTTTTCTCTTGTATTCCCAAATCTCGAACATAACAGATACGTACAAGATGATTAATAATCCGAGTAGGATGTAGCTAAGGATGGTTAGCATATCATAAAGTTATCGAGTAAACAAAATAGAAGCATCGCTACGATGATTCCGATTACTTGTAGTGCTTTTTTCATTTGGTTTAGTTTTTAGATTGGTTTAATAGAATATCCTAAGTAAGTATAGAAACTGATTTTAGATTGAAGTAACTCATCGTTAAACTTATCATTAGGAATAAGAATAGTAATCCATCCTTTGGTAAATCCTTCCTTGTAGATTTGAAATGCTTTAATCATTGGTTTAGTTTTTAGTGGCTTTCGCCGTTATTGATGAATCAAAATTCTGGTTTTTATTCCACATTTCAATCATTTTGGGCAACTATTTTTTCAAAAAAAGTGCAAAATACTGAAAATCAGCTACTTAGGTATAGGCTCAGAATAGTCATTTTTTATCAACTTAACATTTTTATATGGTATTGCGTAGGGTATTTACTACCCTATAAGACAAAGAATAAGAATAAGTATAAGATATGGAATAAGAATAAGAGTAAGAATAAGACAAAGAATAAGACATACTTTAGTGTAGTGAATCGAAATCAAATCATATCGGAGTTATATCTGAGCAAGGATATAAACGATGCAATCGGTAAGATGCAGCCTTACGAGTTGCAGGATGATTTGAGGCAGGAAGTATTCTTAGTTCTGTGTGAGATGGATGAAGAGCGATTATTCCAGATGTTCAACGATGGCTACTTAAAATACTTTATTGTTAGAACGATTCTAAATATGGCTAAGAGCGATAGGAGTAACTTCTCTCGTACCTTTCGTAAGGTATATTCAGAAGTGCAAGATAATTGCCAGGTCGAAGATTACGATGATTCACTAAACGAAAAACTATATCGTGCTATGGAGGTTTTACATTGGTACGAAAAAGAAATCTTCCGAGTATATTCAGAGACAGGGAATCTATTACAGGTCAGCAGAGATACTAAGATTCCTTATCGCTCTCTTCTAAAAACGATTAAGAAAGTAAAGACATTACTCAAATATAAAATACGGAATTATGCACACGATTAGTATAATCTTAGCAGCGAATCTATTTACATTCTATGCGATTACGCAGTCTCGTTTATTCGAGAAATGGGGATGGAACTTCAAGCCTTTTACCTGTCCGCTATGCTTAACCGCTTGGACAGGACTCGCTCTATTCCTGTTACCTAACTTCGTTACTTACGGAACTTTGGCTATGTTTGGCTCAGGAGTATTCGCTCCGTACTTTAAGAACTTCTTAATCAACATCTATAACAAATTCCAATGACAAAAGAAGAGATTAAATTCTTAATCGATAATAAGATAAACTTTGAATCGGTTAAGATGGGATATACTCGTAACATTTCATTTGATGTACTCGGTCAGTATGAGCAACTATATCGCAAGTATTTAGATTCTCAGTTCGTTCTTACGTATTGGTGCGGTGCTTGTGTATTCGATATGATGGAAAGGCTTATTAGATTCTGCGAAGAGGATTCAAATTTTAATCTGGCTTACAAAGGAATTGAAGAAACTATCATAGAAAAACCTAAACGAGGCAGACCAAAAAAATGAGAATACTTGTAATAACTCAACAGAACTCAGGAGTAGGATATCATAGGTTAATGCTTCCTGTATATTATCTTCCTAAACAGTACGCATTCTTTACCGATGCTCTAACTGAAGAAACTTTAGAAGAAGGATGGGATATAGTTCTCGTTAATAGATTTATTCCTAATACTCACATAGACATTTTACAAGAGTATCGTAAGAAGTACGGATTCAAATTAGTAATCGATATAGATGATTATTGGGATTTGGATTCCTGGCATATCTTAAAGTCAGTTTATCCTACTCAGGTAATTATCGACCATATTAAAATAGCTGATTTAGTTACTACTACGAATGAACTTTTATATAACGAGATTAAGCCAATAAATTCTAATGTACATATTCTTCCGAATGCTTTGCCTTATGGAGAAGACCAATTTACAGATGTTGTAACAAAAACCGACAAAGTTTGTTTTGTATATACAGGCTCTATAACTCACGAGAAGGATGTAAAGATTCTTCAGTATCCATTAAAGCGAGTAGCAGGTAATCTTCAATTGCGAGATAAAGTATTTTTTCAGCTATGCGGATTCAATGATGAAGCTGATGGAAGTGCTGCTATTTGGCACAGGATGATTTCTAATTTTACCTGCGGTCTTAAACTCGGAGGAACGAGAAGGTACTTACCTGTAACTGAGTATATGAACTTCTATAACGAAGCAGATGTTTCTGTAGTTCCTTTAGTTTACTCTAAGTTCAATGCTATGAAGAGTAATCTTAAAATCTTAGAAGCAGCCTGTAAGAAGATTCCTTGTATTGTTTCGAATGTTCCTCCTTATGATACTTGTCCTCATATATTAAAGATTGATAAACAAGGAGATTGGTACGATGGAATTAAAAAACTTACAGAAGATTCTATTTATAGGAAAGAACTCGGAGAAGCCAATTACGAATGGTGTAACGAGAATTTCAATCTTCATAAAATAAACGAAACAAGAGGACAACTATATGCCAGTATTAAAATGTAATAACGGAAAGTGGCGAATAGGCTCAGGAGAGTGTAAGTACGATACTCGTGAGAAAGCCTTAGAAGTTTGGCAGGCGATTCTCGCTTCTGGTCAGTATGGTAAAATAAAAGTATCTATCGACTATGATGATGTTCTAAGTACGGATAAAGGAAAAGAACTTGCGAAGAGATTAATCTCCGAAGGTGCTGATGTTTATATTATCTCGGCTCGTAGGGATGTAGAAGGAATGCTTGGAATTGCTAAAGAACTTGGCATTTCAGAACGCAGGGTTTATGCTACAGGTTCTAACAAAGCAAAAGTAGAGAAGATTAAAGAACTCGGAATCGCTCGACATTACGATAATAATCAGGATGTAATCGATAAAGTAAACGAAATATCTAAAGGAGTAAAATTCGATGGCTAAGGTAAACGCAGCAAATAAAGTAACCTTTGGAAAACGCAAAGGTGGTAAGGCAAAAAAGTCAAGGAATAAGCACGACCGAAAGGAACGAAACTATCAAGGACAGGGAAGATGATACACGAATCAGCCTACATACATCCAACTGCAGTAATCTACGATGGAGTGGTAATCGAAGAAAATGTCTATATCGGTGCTTATTGTATTATTGGAAGTCCTGCTGAATGGAAGGGTAAAGAGGATAACATAGGTAAGGTAGTTATCAAGAAAGGAGCAAGGCTTACAGGATTAGTAACAGTTGACTCTG